ATACGCGCGCGGGCCTACCCACCCGTCTATCTCGTGAACCCGGACCACGCCGTAGCGACCGCACCACGATTCGCGCCTGCATGTGCGGAGTAACTCTTCTCCCCACGCTTCGCGCTCCCCCGGCGGTGCGAGTCTGGACGCCTCCGCTATCGCCTCTAGATACTCCGGGGTGGCTGCCCGCGCGGATCTACGTAGGTAGTCCCGGTCTCTCGCTTCCGCGGTAGAGAGCGCGGCGGAGAGAGCGAGCCACGCGAAGAGAATCGCGTCTAGCACTTGGAGATTCTTCCCCCCTCCACGTGGTAGGCCGCGCACGCTATCTCGCGGAGCTTACCGGCGGCGCTATGGGAGATCACGACCACGCAGCGGTCCCGCGCGATCTCTTCGAGAGCGGCGCATACACGGCCCACCCCGTCCACGTCCAGCGCATCGAACACCTCGTCACAGAAGAGAGTAGAGCGCTCCGAGCCGGGCCGGCTCGCCTCTGCTACCTGAGAGAGCGCGAAGCATAGAGCGACGTCTACGCGGCGTCTCTCGCCTCCGCTCGCGCTCTCGTAGGGACCGGAGCGCCCGTCGATTTGCACGCTTAACGATACGGAGTCCTTAACCGCTCCGGTCTTCGTCTCGGAGTACGGCGCGAGAGCTACGGAGATCCTCTCGCCGCATATCCTACCGAGCCACGAATTCGTAGCGGCCTCGATAGCGGCGATCGTTCTCCCGAGTAGGTGAGCGCGTACCCCCTTCGTGGAGAGCACACGGGACGCGGCTTCGATCGTGCGGGCCTGCCTCGAAGCGGAGTCCACCTTCTCCCGCGCCTCTTCTAGAGCCGTACTCGCGGCGGCTAAGTCTTCGAGCGCCTCCCGCTTAAGCTCTCCGGCCTTCTCGAATCGATCGGCCTCCCGGGCGAGCGCGGCGGCCTTCACTTGCGCCGCCTCAATCGAAGCGATCTCCGCCCGTATCTCCGCCCGCTCTTCTTCGAGCGAAGCTAGGTCTGCGCGTATCCCTGAGATCTCCGCCCGGACTCGCTCCTCTTCTTCTCGGGTCTCTTCTTCGATCGAACTAGCGAGCGCCTCTAACTCCACCCGCTTCTCGGCCGTGATCTTCTGTCCACACGTTGGACAGTCTTCGCCCGCTAGCCGGTCCCGGTCACGCTTCGCTGTCTCCGATCTCTGGGCGGCTCTAGCGTCCCTCTCCCGGGCTTCCATGATATCCGAGCGCCGCTGATCTATCTCATCTCGTGAGGCTCTGTCCGCGCCCCTGAGAGCGTGTAGGCGCTTATCGTCTACGGGCTCCGGTGTGTCTGGTGCCCCTGACCCGGTGAGGGTCACTAGATCCGCCACCCGCTTCTTCGATCCCTCTAGCGCCGCTCTGGCCGTATCCGTCGCGGCTTCGTGTAGCTCTAGCTCTCGCCGTAGCTCTCGAAGCTCTTCGAGAGACGCACGGTACCCCCGCTCTAGTATGTCCGAGCCCGTGATCCCCTCTAGTAGCCGCTTCCGCTCCGCGTCCGTCGCCGTGGCGAACCTCGAAGCGTCGTAGCTCGATAGTACGGCGCTCTTCGTCCAGTCATCGCGAGACCCGAAGCGCTCCACGAGCGCCGCCTGTGCCTCTCTCGTGGTCTCGAAGGACGGGCCCCCTATCCACCCGGCCTTCACCCTTCCCCGCTCTGTACGCTCGTACGTCTCGCCGTCGATAGTGATACGCACGCTCCCCCCCTTCCCGTTCCATAGCGAAGAGCCGCGGAGACTCTTCCCCCATAGCGTCCACGGGACCGCCTCGATTAGCGTCGATTTCCCGGATCCGTTATCCCCCGTCACGAGTACCACCCCGCGGGAGGGAAGCTCTAGCGCGGCGCTCTCGTAGACGGTGAGAGCCTCGAATTGTATCCGCTCAATTCTCACCCCCTGCACCTCCGCAAAGCCGGGAGATTTCTTCGAGCGAGCGGCGTACCCGGCTCGCGTCGTAGTGCGTCTCCGTTTCGATTATATCCGCGGTCTCCCGAAGAATCTCGATCGCCTTCTCCGACCCCTCTCGGAGCCGCATGAATGCGCGAAGGAGGGGCATCATACGAAGGCTCTCCTGGTCCTCGCGTACGGATGCCATAGCTTCGAGAAGAATCGCGAACGCTTGCGCCCGTGTCATACCCGGGGGCCGCCGCTTCGATCGTTCGTAGGCTTCCGCGATCTCTTCGGGGGTGAGCCCGAAGGGCTGTACGTAATTCGGTTGCATCGCTCTCCATAGTCTACGAGACCGTCCCTCCGGCGGCTACGTATCCGCGTACGGACGCGAGAACGTCCGCGCGGTCTAGGTCTTCGTCTAGTGGCATCGCGGAGACGTACTCCGAGATCGCTCTGTCTGCGCTGGAAGAATCGCGAGCGGACGCGGCGGCGGTCTCGATTCTCCGTTGTACGTCTTTCGTGTCTGCCACGATTTCGATCCGGTCTTCGCAGTCTTCCCACGAGGTACACCGCTCCGCTAGAGCGGCTCTCGCTTGCTCCATAGCGTCCGGGGACGTCGTAAGCTCCACGAAGGTAAGCGGGGAAAACTCTAGAGCCTCTACCGCTTCGTCTACCTGCCGGGTCTTTACGAATCGCGGACCGTGGACCACGTGGCGAGTGATTGAACCCGGGCGCTTCGAGTCCCATAGGATTAAGGACCCGTAGGGGTCTTCGTCATCTCCTCGAAGCTCTCGCATGGTCGAAGGGTTCGCGAAGCCGGTAGGGACTAGCGCGCCACACTGGACGATCTTCCTACCGTCGTCGAAGGACCATACGCGGTGGTTATGCCAGTTCCCCACGACCGCGAGACGGATACCCGCTCGCACCATGATCTCGTGTAGGTCTCGCGCCTTAATCGAGTCGTGAGCCCCGCGGAGCCATACCGGTGTCGAAGAGTCCTCCACCCCTAGGTGAGTCACTAGAACCCGCTCCGGTTCTTCTTCTCCTACGTCGTCTCGCGTTAGCTCGATCGAAGCTATCCCGCTCTCTAGGAGGGAGCGGCCGTCCTTAGACCCATCGAAGGGGACGGAGATAACCTCTAGCGAATTGGTGCCGGCCCCCGGTAGCTGGGTAAGCGTGGGGCGCTCCACGGCCCACCCCGTACGAGACGCGACCGCTCCCACGGAGTGATCCCCCGGATCCGTGCTCGCTTGCTCGTGGTTCCCTACGAGGTAGACCGTAGGCGGAGCCTCCGCCATAGCGTTCTGAGTCCCCGCGATTATCTGAGGGGGTACGGACACGGAATCGAGAAGATCCCCCACCACGATAAGGCGGCTAGGCGTGTAGGCTTTCGCGACGTTCGACGCTTCGCGGAGAGCGTCTAGAGTTAGACGCGCTCTACGATTCAATCCGGCGCGCATCGTACCGCGGCCGAATCGATTCATGTTCCCCACGTGTACGTCTGCGATGAAGGCTAGTCGCACGGCTTCACCTCCCCGAGCACGCGAGCGCGTACGGCCTCGAAGGTGTCCGGGTCTCGTAGGTGGTCCGTAGCTCTCCCGCGTCCCTGCCCTATCTTCTCGCCGTCCATGGAGTACCACGCGCCAGACTTCTCCACGATCCCCCGATCTACCGCGTAGTCTAGAAGCTCCGCGGCGCGATCGATTCCCACGCCGTAGCGGATATCGAAGAACGCCTCTCGGAACGGCGGAGAGCACTTATTCTTCACGACCCGTGCGCGTGTAGTGGTGGCCACCTTCGTGTCTCCCTCGCTCACGGTCTCGCGTCTTCGGACGTCTACCCGGACGCTCGCGTAGAACTTAAGCGCGTTCCCTCCGGGTGTCGTCTCGGGGTTACCGAACATCACCCCGATCTTCATTCGTAGCTGGTTGATAAACACCACGAGCGTGTTCGATTTATTCGCGACCGCTACTAGCTTCCGCAAGCTCTGCCCCATGAGTCGGGCTTGCCTGCCTACGTGAGAGTCCCCGATCTCCCCGTCGATCTCCGCCTTCGGAGTGAGAGCCGCCACGGAGTCCACGACGATCACCCCGTACTCCCCGGACTCTGCGAGGATCTGTACGACGTCGAGAGCTTGCTCTCCGTGGTCGGGCTGAGAGATTACGAGCGAGCCTAGGTCTACACCGATCGCGCTCGCGTACGAAGGGTCTAGAGCGTGCTCCGCATCTACGAACGCGGCGCGGAGTCCCATCGCCTGAGCACTCGCCGCTGTGTGTAGAGCCACGGTCGTCTTCCCGCTGCTCTCGGGTCCGTAGATCTCCACGATACGACCGCGGGGGAATCCACCGATCCCGATCGCTTCGTCTAGCGCGAGAGAGCCGGAAGAGATCGCCTCGTAGACGTTCCCACCGCCTCCCATGTTCTGAATCGACCCGCGGCCGTACTTCTCTAGAATCACATCTACCGCGCTACGCGGTGAACTCTTCGTGGTCTTCTTCTTCTTCGCCATAGTTTCCCCCGATAGAGAGCGGGCACCGGCGGACCAACCAAGGAAATCCGCCGGTGTTCGCGTGCTCAAAGCCTAAGACACGCACGCCACCCGCTCGCGGCGCTAGACCCACGAGAGCTAGAACGCGAGATCGTCCGCGTCTGCGTCTGTGTCGATGTAGTCCGTAGCCTTCTTCGGAGCGTCGCTAGAGATAGCCGCTCGCGGCTTCTCCACACGCTCCGCGCTACCGGTGCGAACTTGCTCACCGGATGCTATCGCGGCGATCTGCTCACGTGTAGGGGGGACGATGAAGGTGCGTAGATCGTGCTGGGTCTCAATCCACCGCGCCGCCTCTGCGGAGTCACGCGAGAGCGGGGAGGGGTTCGCGTCCGCCTGTAGGGTGTAGCTCGTACCCTTACGGCCGCTCCCGCTCTTCGTGATAATCAGATCGAATCCCTGATCCGTTGGCGTTACGAGGTTACGCGCCGCGCGTCCGGTCATGAGTCCGCGGAGCCTCTCATACATGGTCCGCCCCTTCCACTTGCCAGACGGCGCGGAGATCTCCCACATAAGCGGACCGGATTCCGGGTCATCTCTATCAATGACGTTAATCAGACACTTGTACTTCGCGGACATATCCCACCCTAGATCGTCGTCTAGCTGGTTACCCGTAGATCGTAGCCGCGCCGCTTCCCGACAAATCGGGCACGGCTCGTTAGCTTCTTTCAATGGGCACGGGGTAGAGACCCACGATCCGGGCTCGTCTGGACGCTCGTAAAAGTGTTTCCAGAAGAGGATAAAAGGGGTCGGCTTAATCTGCTGCTGCTCGAACCACGGAGCCCACGATACCGGGGGCGGGAGGATGCGTAGCGCTCGCTCTCCGCCCGGGTGCTTCCAGTAGATCTTAGATTCCTTCTCGGCTTCTTCGGATTGCTTCGCTAGGTCTTGCTCCGCGCCGGTGATATCGAAATCTAGGTAAGTCGTTAGTGCTTTCGTTTCGCTCATCGTTTCGTCTTTCGTGTGTTCTCGTGCTTCGTGCTATCGGTCTCGGATCACGGGATCCGCTTCTCTCTCTTTACGCATGTGAGCCCCAAGAGAGATAAGCATGTCCCTCTTACTCTTCACCGCGTCCACATATCCGTCATAGAGCTTCCGCTGGCTACTCGCGAAGGCTAGATCTTCGAGAGCCCCCATTAGGAGGGTATCGTTAGCCGCGCGGGCCTCTACCATCTTCTCCGTGGGTGCCTTCTTAATGTCCGGGTCTTCTTCGAGAGACTTCCGGGCCCGCTCGTACGCGCCCCCCTTCTGTCGGTCTACTTCGGCCTTCGCCGCGAGATAGGCATACTCCGCCTCCGCGTACTTCTTCACGAAGTACGCGAGATCCCCGGGGACCCTCATGTACTCGCCGGAGATATCGCTATCGTTCACCGTTACGGCGGCCTCGATATAGCCTGCTTCTTCTCGGGTGCTCACTGCCCGGCCTCCGCGATTTCCACCGCTCGCGCGTGTAGAGATTCGATCTCCTCGGCCCGTGCGATTAATTCCGCGGCTCGTGATCGAAGCTCCGCGGCGGCGCTAAGGATCTCAGGGGCCGCGGGTTTCCGCGCTCGGGTCTTCTTCTTCACGCTTTTAGGATCCCATTCTATGAGAAAGGGGATGTTGAATTCTAGCGCCTTAGCAAGCTGCCGCGAGGTTTCCCCGGACGCGATCCGCGTCCTCTTATTCGTCTCCGGGTCGCGGTGGTAGGCGTACCAGTAGCGCCCGCATCCACGATCTACTTGCGACCACGTGAGGGACAGTTCATCCCCTTCGTCGTAAGACGGCCTGAGCGTGGACGATATCACCACATCTTTAGGCAAGTCCGGGAAGAGCTTATCTCGCACCGTTCGCATGTACTCGTGGAAGGTTCGCACCTTCCGGTCTAGGATTCGCCGCTTCGTGTTCTTCTCGTGTTCGTGTGTTTCGTTCATCGTTCCCCCTTTCGGGTCTCTCTCCCCCTTACGTGGGTACGTGGGTACGAGTACGAGCGGTCGCATTAACCAACGAAGAGAGCCCCGCGGTACGGGGCTCTCTCGCGTAGGCGTCTCGGCGCTTATGCGCTGCGAACCTCTTCGAGCGTTCGCCCGTCTGCCACCCGGACGTTCGCGTAGATGTTGACCACGCTCCACCCGGTGACGGCCTTAGCCCAATCCGTTATCCTGATCTTTTGACCCGCGGAATCGACGTGCTTCCCGTCGATAATCGTAGCCGTCGCCTTCGCTCCGCTCACGAGCGAGATCGATACGGCGGACCCTGCCGGTACGAGCCCCTCCGCTAC